AGGAGAAGTACTCACGGTAAACATAAACTCAGGCGGCGGCTCTGTGATGGCAGGACAGGAAATCTATTCTATTCTTGCCGGAAGAAGTGACGTGGAAATCAACATTCAATCGCTTGCTGGCAGTGCGGCTAGTGTGATTGCAATGGCAAACACATGCAAAATGAGTCCTGTTGCGACTATTATGATCCACAATGTCTCAATGTCAGGAGCTTCCGGAGATTATCATGATATGCAGAAGAATGCAGAGATCCTGAAAACAATGAACAGTGCGCTTTCGGAAGCGTACACAAGAAAGACAGGAAAATCAAAAGATGAAATTCTGAAGATGATGGATAAGGAAACATGGATCACAGCAGAGAAGGCTCTTGAACTTGGATTTATTGATAAGATCGAGAATTCAGGGCAGCAGTTCTTTAATTGCGTGTGCGGAGTCAGACTGACGGATGAAATACGCAATAAAGTAAAACAGGAAAAAGAAGCCCAGGAAGCAAAAGAACAGCAGAAAAAAGAAATATTAAGAGACTTAGATCAGTATGGTATCTGAGCGGAACGGAGGATATAAGGAATAAAAAATTATTAGAACTTTTAAACTCTATTAATGAGAAAAAAACAATGGTACAGTCCCTGGTAGAGCAGGGAAAGCTGGAAGAAGCAAGAACAGCCAAGGAAGAACTTAAAGATATGCAGGAACAGTTTGACCTTCTGAAAGACATCATGGATCCAGACGGAGATGGAACAGCCAATCCACCACAGGAACCGAAACCGTTAGAAAATAACTCTATCAAAGAATTTGCTAATGCTGCAAGAAGAGGATTCCGAAACGCAACTATGGTAGAAGGCACACCTGCAGATGGAGGATATACAGTACCGGAAGACATCCAGACACAGATCAATACATACAGAGATGCAAAATTCTCTCTGATCAGCCTGGTTGATGTAGAAAATGTAACAACAAACAAAGGCCAGAGAACCTATAAGAAACGTGCGCAGCAGACTGGATTTGCGAAAGTGGGAGAAGGCGGAAAGATAACAGCTGGAACAACCCCACAGTTCGAAAGAATCTCATACGAGATTGAGAAATATGCAGGATACTTCCCTTGCACAAATGAACTCCTTGCGGATACAGATGCAAATATCACAGGCACTTTGACAACATGGATTGCGGATGAGTCAAGAGTCACAAGAAATAAAATGATTCTTGAGCAGATTGCGACAAAGGATGTAACAGCAATGAAAGACCTTGATGATATCAAGAAAGCATTGAATATCACGCTTGGACAGGCATTTAAACCTACTTCTGCAATTGTGACAAACGACGATGGGTTACAGTGGCTTGATACATTAAAGGATAACGAAGGAAGATATCTTCTCCAGCCGGATCCTGCAAATCCAATGCAGCTTAGACTTTGCGCTGGATCAACAATTGTTCCTGTCAAAGTTATTCCAAACTCCGATATGCCATCCGATACAAAGACAGCAGGAAGCAGAAAAATACCAGTTATTATTGGAGATTTGAAAGAGGGTATCAAATTCTGGGATAGAAATCAGATGACTCTTATGACATCTAACATCGCCCAGATCGGAGAGCTGAATGCATTTGAAGAAGATCTTACAATCTTCAGGGCAATTGAAAGGGAAGACTGCACGGTGAAAGACAAAGAAGCGTTCGTGAACGGGCAGCTGACAATTAAAGATGCAACTGTTACAGGAGTATGAGATAAGGCGGTGAACTGTGGATATTGATGCAGTAAAAGAGTATCTACGAATCGACGATGATGCAGACGACATGACCATAGAACTGATGATGAACGCTGCAAGAGAATACATAAAAGATGCTGTTGGGAAATGTGATGAGAAGAATCCAAAAACGCAGATGTTATTCATGCTTATCATACAGGATCTCTACGAAAATCGTGTTCTGACAGTAAAGGAAGCAGACAAACAGCGACTGACACATGTGGTCGGATCAATGGTTCTTCAGCTGCAGGTGTCACAACTGGAGGAAGAAAATGGTTGATATCGGAAAACTAAACAGGCGGATCACATTTCTCCGCCTGAACACTTCAGAAGATGAAATGGGTCAGGACAAATCCGAGTGGAAAAAATATCGGACAGTATGGGCAACTGTAAAACCATACAAAGCATCAGAATACAATTTCATGAGCAAATTAAAGCCGGAGGTTACACACAGAATGTACATCCGCTTCCGAAAAGATATTACTGCAGATATGAGAATTCAGTATCAGGGACACGTTTATTCTATTGCGGGACCTCCGCTGGATATGGATAATCAGCACAGAATGTTAGAGATTCAGTGCGAGGAGGTGTTCGAAAATGTCAAGTATCAGTTTTGACTTCGACACCTCTGAATTTATTAAAGCAATGGAAAGTACAGCAAAACAATATCCAGCATCCGCAGAAAAGGTCTTGAAAAAAGAAGCACGAAATATCGCCAAGGATTTGAAAGGAAGAGTGAATTCAGAGGCAGAAGGGCATCATTATATTAGCCCCAGAAGTGAAGAAAAGCCCAAACCATTAGCGCAGAGCTTCCGCCAGGGAAAAGTAATTCGCTCTGGAAGTAAAATGACTGTTGCAGTAACGTCTTCAGCTCCGCATTACCATCTCTACGAAGAAGGACATGCCATGATAACTCATAAAAGTAAAGACAAAACAAAGGGATTGAGGCAGGTTGGAGAAGCCAGGGGAAAAAAGACTGTGGCAAAATATATGGCGCAGCGTGCAGAACATGCAGAGCTGATCGGACAGGAACTGCTGGACGAGATATTGAAGGAGGCAGGAATTGACTCTTAAAGAAATAAAAAAAGCGGTCAATTCCGCTTTGAAAGAAAGATATCCGGATATGAAGATATACGGAGCAGACACAGTAGAAGGCTATACGCGGCCTTCTTTCTTTGTGTATATAACACAGACGTTTTCTGAATCCACAAAGAATGCATTCCACAAAAATGTTGAAGTGGAAATTGATTTTATTCAAAAAAACACAAATGAAGCAGACGGGATGAATTTTTTTGCGTCCATGGAAGAAATGTTCGGGCAGAAGCTGACAATTGGCAGCAGGAGCCTGAACACAAGCAACATGGATCTAAACTTTCAGGGCGAAAACGCAAACATTCCAGTCTGCCAGTTTGATGTGGAGTTCTGGGATGTAATTCCAAGAACGGATAGTAGCAAGTTGATGGAAGAATTGAAATTATCACAGGAGGTAAAACAAGGGGATTACCAGTAATGAATATTATTTTTACTGCAGCCGCAAGAAACACAATCAGAAGATCTGAACGCGGTGTAGTGGGAATGATTGTAAAAGATGTGAAAGTGCCGGCAACAAATCCGACTATGATTTACAAAGAAAAAGATATTCCGGAAGAACTGAGCGATGCAAATAAAGAGCAAGTGAAACTTGCCCTGATCGGGAACGATACAGCACCTGCTAAAATCGTGCTGTATGTTCTTAGTTCCAACGCTGAGAATTACGAAACGGCGCTGAATTATTTTGCGGTCAAAAAGGTTACCTGGCTGTGCTGTCCGACAGCAAAGACGGACACACAGACAGAGACCATTGTGACATGGGTAAAAGATCAGCGTGATGAGCGAAATAAGGTTAAAGCAGTGCTTCCGGAAACAGAAGCAGATAATGAAGGAATTATAAATTATGCTACAGCCAGCGTAAAAGTTGGTGAGAAAGAGTATACAGCAGAATCCTTCTGTTCAAGAATTGCAGGACTGCTCGCCGGTACATCTAATAAGAGTTCTGCAACATACGCAATTCTTGATGATGTAACGGAGTGTGAGAAAAAGAAAAAAACCGAACTGGACGCAGAAATTGACGCTGGAAAACTGGTCCTTTATTACGATGGCGAAAAAGTAAAAGTTGGACGGGGAGTCAATTCCTTACAGACAGTTAGCAAAGGAAAAGGGAACCCGTGGAAAAAAATCCGTGTAGTTGAAAGCATGGACATAATCCACGATGACCTTGTTCTTTTGGCAGAAGACAATTATATCGGGAAATACCCGAATACATATGCAAATAAGTGCCTACTCATTTCAGCAATTAATTCCTATCTAGCAGAAATGGAGAGAAATGGAATTATTGAGGATTACACAATTGACCTGGATGTTGATGCAATTAAGGAATATATCATTAAAAACAAGGGTGTAACAAGAGATGAAGCAGAAGCAATGAGTGAGGCAGAAATCAAGAAACAGTATACAGACGAAAAGGTTTTCCTGGCAGCATCCGCTACATTGGTGGACGTAATGGAAGACATTAATTTGAACATCACTGTGTAAGGAGGAACCACAAGGAATAATTACACACCAGATCGTGTTATTAATGGAACGTTTGGAGAGTGCTGGATTGATAATGATTATATGGCGGAAGCAACGGCGCTCCAGGCAAAGATGAAACTTGATACAAACGAAGTAAAAAGAACAGGGACATTGGAGAAAGGATACAAAATAACTGGAATCAGTGGATCTGGTACACTGAAATTAAATAAGGTTACATCCTATTTCTTGAAAAAAGTGTCTGAAAACCTGAAAAAAGGTAAAGCCACGAGGATGACAATTATCACGAATTTAGAGGATCCGGAAGCGTTTGGGGCAGAAAGGATTCGACTGGATGACTGCGTGATCACAGAATTGACAATTGCAGACTGGGAAGCCGGAAAACTGCTGGAGGAATCAATACCATTCAATTTTAGCAGTTTCGAAGTCCTTGATACAATCGATGCATAAAGGAGAAAAGTATGAACTTAATTGACAAACTGCTTTGCGTAGATAAAGCGAAAACGGAAGAAAAAGAAACAAAAAAAATTAAATCAAAGAAACTGGAAAGGTTAGTGGGAGAGAACGCAGAAATAACGATTAGAGAACTGTCCGGAAAACGTTATAACAGCCTGCAGGCAATGATGTATGACAAGAATGGAAACAGGGATATGGCAGCTCTTTATGATTTTAATTTGATGTGCTGCGTATATGGAATTGTAGAACCAGACCTGAAAAATGAGAAACTCATGGAACACTTTGGCGCTTCGACACCGAAGGATTTGGCAGCGGCTTTATTTGGAGTGGAATCGGGGTCTATTGCAAGCGAAATTGTTAAACTTTCCGGACTTGGAGAAGATGCTGAGGAAAAAGTAAAAAACTCATAAAGGTGGACGGCGAAGCAAGCGTGGCTTATGCACTGTTCCGCCTAAAGAAATGGAAACCATCGGAATATTACGATATGGGCGCAGGTGAACGTTTGATCACTCGCGCCTTTTTAAAACAAGAATTGCAGGACATAAAAGAGGAGATGAGAGACAAGGGCAGGTAAGACAGTTGCAGCAGTTGTAAAGCTGATTGACGATTTCAGCAATCCGTCGAGAGAAGTAGCGGCACAGGCGCGCGACCTAGAAAAACGATTTAATAGTGTTGCGGGCGTATTTTCTCACGCAGGAGAAGCATTTACTGCTGCAGGAGAAACATTGACCAAGTCGGTCACTGCACCATTGGTAGCGGTTGGAACTGCGGCGATTAAATTTTCCTCTGATTCACAGGATGCTTTCCAACAGTTCGCGGCGGCAACAGGAACCGCATCGAATGAAATGGGAAAATATAAAGATATGATCAATGATGTTTACAAGGACAATTTCGGAGAATCTATCAATGATGTGGCAGAAGCCATGGCGACTGTTAATCAGAACATGTCTTACTTGGACGACTCAGCTCTTCAGAGATGTACGGAGTATGCTTACACTCTATCGGATACATTTGGAGTAGATGTGGCAGAAAGTACAAGGGCGGCTGATTCACTCATAAAGAACTACGGTGTATCGGCAAGAGAGGCATTTAACCTTATGACACAGGGAATGCAGTCGGGTCTTAATTTTTCAGATGAACTTTTTGATAATATTGACGAATACTCCGTACAGTTCAAGAAGCTGGGACTGGACGCAGAGGATATGTTTTCCGTATTTGCAAACGGTGCACAGAATGGAGCTTTCAATTTGGACAAGATCGGAGATGCCGTAAAAGAATTCTCGATCAGGGCAATAGATGGATCGGACACAACAAAACAGGGATTCGAGGCCCTTGGAATGAATGCAGATGAAATGGCACAGAAGTTCGGGGCCGGAGGGAAAACTGCAAAAGAAGCATTTAATGAAGTCATAGAAGGACTTGCTTCCATGGATGATCCGGTAGCGCAGAGCGCAGCTGGAGTAAACCTATTCGGAACCATGTGGGAAGATTTGGGACCTCAGGTTATAACATCTATGTCAACGGCGAGCGATGCTATAGATAAAAGCAGAGAATCTGTCGAAGGACTGGTAAATGTAAAATACGACACTTTATCAGGAGCTTTAGGAGGACTCTGGAGAACCATACAGGTGGATGTACTGCAACCAATTGGAAATCAATTAATTCCGTATGTTACGAAAGGAATTAATGTAATAGGAAAACTGACTGATAAATGGAATGCGATGAGTCCTGCTACGCAGAAAAGCATCGTTAAAATCGCGGGGTTTGCGGCAGCGGTCGGACCAGTTTTAGTAGGGATCGGAACACTTAATAAAGGGATTGGAAAAACTATTTCGAATGCAGGGACGCTTGCAGGAGCAGTAACGAAAGCAGGAGGAGTGTTTAAAATGCTTGCAAGCCCGGCAAATATTGCTACAGTGGCAATTGTTGCGGTAGCGACAGCAGCAGTGCTTATCTATAAAAACTGGGATAAAATCAAACCTGTGATTGATAAAGCGAAAGATGGTCTGGTGAATTTCGGACAGGCAGCCGGAAAATGGATTGGATCAGTCATAGACTGGGCACAGGAAATGTGGAAGAATGTCAAAACAGCTTTTGAGAAATTTGCAGATGCAATCAAACCTGCAATTGATATAGCCGTAGAAGCGTTTAAGGGATGGTATGAGAATGCAGAGATTGTTATCGAGGGCATAAAAGATTTTCTTTCCGGAATTATTACTTTCCTTACAGGCGCTTTCCAGGGAGACTGGGAAAAGGCTTGGAACGGAATCGTAAAGGCAGTTGGAAGCATTTTTGGAACCCTGGAATCACTTGTAAAGACACCGCTTAATGCGGTAATCAACCTTGTGAATAAAGCAATTGGAGCAATTAATAAAATAAGTGTTGATCTCCCCAGTGCTGTTGGTGGAGGGCATATCGGATTCAATATCCCGACAATTCCGACTTTGGCGAAAGGTACTGATTACTGGCAGGGAGGTATCGTACAAATCAGTGAAAAGGGTGGAGAGATTGTAGATCTTCCATCTGGAAGTAGAGTGTATCCACATGACAAGTCTGTACAGATGGCACGTCAGGATGGAAGGAAGAACTATTCTATTGCAATTGCAAAACTGGCAGATAGCATCGTGGTGAGAGAAGAGACGGATATTGACAAGATCGCCGAGGTGATTGTAAAGAAGATTGAACAGGCAATTGATAATATGCCGCAGACAGCATAGGAGGAGATATGGAATACTGGTTAAAGAATAAAGACAAATCAATACAACTTCCTATAAGACCGGCATCATTCGACGTGACTTTTGAAAATACACATCAGACTGTTAATGTGCAAACAAGAGGGGATGTAACAATACTTGGGAAAAAAGGACTTAAAGCGTATACGATTGAGTCTTTTTTTCCGGCACAGGACTACCCTTTTGCAGACTATGCAAAAGACAGAAATCCTTGGGAGTATGTAAAGGAAATCCTCGGATGGCAGGAAACCCCTATTCAATTCATTATTACAAAAACAAAGATTAATAAAAATGTAATAATAACATCTTTTCAGTTCGGGGAAGACGACGGAACGGGCGATATAACATATTCAATCACTATGAAAGATTATCGTCCGCCAAAATATACGAAACCGTTGAAGGCGGTCCTGGAACCTGTAAAAACGGAGAAAAAGAAGCCGGAAAAGGAGAACAGCCGCTCAGACAATAAACCAAAGAAAAAAAATCATACAGTAAAAGGAAATGACACCCTCAGGAGTATCGCAAAAAAATATTACGGTTCAGGATCCTATGCGAACAAAATCTACAATGCAAACAAGACTGTCATAGAAAAAGCCGCAAAAAAGCATGGACGTGTAAGCAGCGCACATAATGGTGTAAATGGCTGGTATATATATGACGGGACAAAGCTGGTGATACCATGAAAATAATGTGGAATGATGCGAAAATAACCGGTTATGTAACGAGCGTGACTTGGGCTGGGAGTGCTAAACAGGCAGCCAGAACAGTCGTGTTTAGTGTTGCATACAGCCCGAATGATAAGAATGTCAAGACTCTTGGCATAAAATTAGGAGACAAAATTGTATTCTACCCAGGATATCCGGATGATAAAAAAACGAAATTTGTCGGAATTATTACCCAAAGAGAAAGAAAATCTGAAATGGGTGAGCTACAGTATACAGCAACTGACGGCATGATGCATCTCTTACGATCTAGCGGTACATACCGTTTTGCAAACAAAACCCCTGAAAAAATCGCACAGATGGTCTGCAGAGACGTAAAAGTAAAGACCGGATCCATTGCAAAAACTAAGATGCCTATTGCGAAAATATTCTTTCAGGAACGCCCGTATTATGAAATTATCATGGCTGCATACACAAAAGCATACCGAAAAAACAAGAAAAAATACATCGCACAAATGAACGGAGATAAGCTGGAAGTCATCCAGAAAGGGAAAGTTATCCCCAATTTCCACATACGGCAGGGGGAAAGAATTACAGAGTCCTCATATACAGAAGATTTAGACAGCATGGTAAATCGTGTATATATCTATGATTCAAATAATAACAAAATTGGAAGTGTGAGCAACTCAAACTGGATAAAGAAATACGGCATATTTCAAAATGCGATATCCGTAGATAGTGGAAACGGGAAAACAGAAGCTAAGGCAGAACTGCAAGGCATAAATAAAACCGCAAATTTGACTATGATTGGGGACTACAGATGCGTTTCTGGATTAGGTGTGATTATAGAGGATTCAAGGACCGGACTGAAGGGAAAATTTTGGATAGAAAATGACAGCCATGAATGGAACGGCGGAGTTTATACGACAACTTTGGAACTTGCGTTCAAAAACGTGATGGATATTCAGGAGGAAGACGAGGAACAGATTGCGAATTCCGCAGGCGGCAGCAGTACAACGACCAGCAATGCACTGGATGATGTGCTAAATCAAGCGCGAGCATGGATCGGAATATCAGGAAGCACGAATGAAGCCACACAATACTACGGGTACAATGGAGTTGCATGGTGCTGCATCTTTCAATGGTCAATCTTCAATAAATCTGGACATGGAGACCTGTTTATGGGTGGAGGAAAGACTGCAAGCTGTTCTGAGGTGACACAATGGTACCAGGCAAGGGGGAAATTTGGAACAACGCCAAAAACTGGCGCGCTGGTAGTGTACGGACCGGGTGGAGGAAGCCATATAGGCTTAGTGGAAAGCGTTTCCGGATCGGGAATCAACGATTATGTGTCTATTGAGGGAAATACAAGCGGTGCAACAGGCGGACTTGCAGCGCGAAAGCAGTATGGAAACCGAAGAAGTGATGTATACGGATTTTGTTACATTGACTATCCTGTTACAACAATATCAATTGGAAGCGGCGCGACTATATCTGGTACGTCCAAACCGGTACCAACGGGACTGCAACAATCCGGCATATGTCCATGGGATTATACGATTTATCCATATTGGTATAGCCGATGGAATGGTGATTCTATGCAAAGAAGGGTTGCAGATATATGGAATGCGAAAGGACGAGCAAGCGATCATGGCATAGCGACTATAGATGGCTATTATCTTGTTGCTGTGGGATCATACTTTGGCTCTTGTGGCGACCTTATAAGTTTTACACTGGAAGGTGGGATAAAACTGAACTGCCTTGTTGCGGATGAAAAGAATGCAGGGGACAGCAGCGGCAGTGTTTATGGACATTGGCAGGACTACCCTGCTTCTGGATGGTCGATCATAGAATGGGAGAGCATGGGCGGAAGCGATTATTCAAACTCTGGAGCACTATTAAATGTAAGTCAGTGGCAGGGAAAGAAAGTAACCGCAGCTATTAATGGAGGAAGATATCAAGGTCTATAAATACGTACGAACGGTTCGTAGAGCAAATGAGAAAAGCTGGAAAATTCCATAACGCTCCGGCACCTCAACTTGGAGTCATGATGGAGTCGGGAAAGGTAAGAATAGACACAATGACATTGAAAAAAGAAGATTATCTAATAGATTGCAATTTGCGCTTGGACCCGAACAAAAAAATATTCCTGCATACTTCAAAACCTGAATCGGCAGAATATATGACAGACTCCGATCACAATGTCACCATGGAAGAATACAGAAAAAACATCTTAAAAGAAGGAGATATCGTTCTTCTCTTGAAACTACATAAACATGAGAAATACATTTTGATTGCAAAGGTGGTGGAACCAGAATGATGCTTCCTTTTATAGATGCGGAAGAAAATGAAATACAGGAAGAGCAATACATTCCTAAAGAGTATGGAATCAACTTCGAAACAGGACAACTTTCCGGGAAAATTGTGGAAGGTTTTGATGCCATACTTGTATGGGCATGGCTTGCACTACATACCGCACGATATAGGTATTACATATATTCTGATGATTACGGTCAAGAATATGATGAGCTTGTAGGAAAAAGCTATTCGCAGGAATTAATACAGTCAGAATTGGAGCGCATGACAGAGGAATGCTTAATGGAAAATCCATACATTACGGGAATTGAAAACTTTTCATGTGTTAAAAATGATGAGAAAGTAACCATATCATTTTCGCTTATAACATCACTTGGAGACGGGGAGGTGAGCACAAATGTATGAGGATATGACCTACGAAACTATCATGCGCGAAATGATGGAAGATATGCCTGATGATGTAGATACATCAGAAGGCAGCTTGATTTTTAATGCCTGTGCGAAACAGGCGGTACGCCTGGAAGAAGCTTATCTGCTCCTGTCTGGGCTTGAACAGAATATGTATGCAGATACAGCCGACTTAGAACATTTGATCCGAAATGGAAATGAAAGAGGCGTATATATCAATGAAGCTACATATGCTGAATTTACTGCTCAGTTCAACTGTGCAGCGCCAGAAGGGTCCAGATGGAATTATGACGAATATAATTACACAGTATTCAATGTAATCAGTGAGGAAGAACACACATATCGAATCGGATGCGATAGTCCTGGATCCGAACCCAACCGAATGCTGGGGGATTTAGAACCAATTGAATTCGTGGATGGATTTGAATGGGGAAGAATTCTGAAATGCACTCTTGAGGCTACAGATCAGGAAGAAGTGGAAAGCTATAGAGCCAGGATTCTGAACACATACAATTATCGCGGCTTTGCAGGAAACCGGGAATATTATAAAAGCCGAATTAAAGAAATGAGCGGTGTATACGGATGCAAACTTAACAGAGTATCAGCTCCGGAAGACAAAATAGCGATAACAATCATAGGTAGCGATTATCGTACGCCTTCAAATGATGTTATAAATGCGGTTCAAACAGAAGTGGATCCTGTGGTGAATAGTGGCGACGGAGTTGGCATTGCACCAATCGGACACAGGGTTATTATTTCGGGAGTAGGAGAGACAAAGGTCAATATAAAGACAAATATAACTTATGATTCCGGATACTCTTACGAAGATTTAAAAAGTTATATTACGAAGGCAGTAGACAACTATCTTTTGGAACTTCGAAAAAAATGGGAAGACAGCGATGCGATTGCAGTCCGTATTCTACAGATAGAATCAGCGATTGTACAGATTGATGGAATTATTGATGTTACCGGGACAACAATAAACGATTCAGAACAAAATCTGCAGATTACAAACGGAACGGTACCGGTAAGAGGTGATTTCACATGCACGTAAACGTTGAGTATCCGGAAGCGATACTAAATATAAAGGATATTAAAGCGTCAATTGACGCTGGAGATAAAGTTGGAGATGTTCTGGAAAGAGCACTATTCGAATTGGACAACGATATCTGCATACGATCTTCTGAAGAATCTGGCATTACACATAGAGAAAAGATTCTCGGGATTAATCCACGGGATACAGATTCTATAGAAGACAGGCGATTGGAAGTGCTTCTCAGATGGTACGACAGCCCTTTGTATACAGAAACTGTGCTCAGACAAAAAATGGACGCAACTCTGGGGGAGAACCAGTATGTGTTAAATATTGACTTGAATACCAAAACTGTCTTTTGCCTTGTTGAGCTGACACGAAAGAGGATGCAGAAAAGTGTGATCGACATGCTTGATCAGATGGTGCCGTTGGACTATTTGATATCAGTGACGCTTAGATACAATACGTGGGAAAATATCAGCGAGAATCTGACATGGAAACAGGCACTGCAAAAAACATGGTACGCAATAAAGGAAGAGGTGTTGTAGTGAAATATACAGAGCATTACAGGTTTAAGAAACCGGGATATGAAGATTTTGCAGATGTTGAAGATATCAATTACGCTCTGGATCAGCTAGATAGCAAGTTCTATGAGCAGGAAAGTAAAATTGACAAAGCAGTGGCAATAGCTGGGGAATTAGCGGTTGTTAAGCAGACAACACAAGAGATGAGGGCACAGATTGAAACATGCGCGCATCAAATTCAAAAAAACAGAAATAGTTTAGCTGTGAACATGTCAGATATTGCGAAATTAACATTTCAGCTTCAATTAAAAGACCTGATAGATTCTTCAGATATGACGCAAGTAACTATTGATGAGATAGATTCTTCAGATGCCGTTGTGATTACATCCGGAACTTATGCTGACAAGAAGGTTTATATATGATCGAACCTTTATCACTGTAGAAAAGTACAATCCGGAAGGCTGACAAAGAAACAGGCACAGCAGGCTATAAACGCCTGGCTTGGACATGCCAGACACAGCAACAGCTACAATCTGGCAAAGAAAATATTCAAGAAATATGATTACATTCAGATTGAAGATAACGATTGGAAATTTGGGGATATAAGCCCCAAGAAAAGAAAGGAGTTAGAAAGCTATGGCAAACGGAACCATACATAAACTTGGTACACTGTATGTGGCGAATGCAAAGAAAGCAAGACCTACGAAGCCATGGTACAGAACAAACGGATCCGCACCGTCCACAGGAGACCTGTTAGACTACGGAAACGGATCGAATGCTATTGAAATCAAAGACACAGATTCAAATGATGCCTACAAATTGCAGTGGGTGGAGGTTAACGACGGAAGTGATAAGATTCTGATCTGCGACAGGAACCTGCTTATGGATATTCAATGGGACCGTCTGAACGCATTAGGATTCTGCGGAGCAAAAGGGAGCGGAAAGAAGATAACCATTGACGGACAGCAGTACGAACTATTCATGCTTACTGGCGGCAAAGATGGAAATGCGCAATCAGAAACCACAGCATCAAACGAATGGGACAAATACATCGGAAACCTTGGGAAGTTCTCCGGACTTCCGACACCACAGAGCCAAGACCTTCAGAACAGCGGTTCATCTGCCAACTTTACAACAGCCCACAATAAAATCTGGAACTGGGCCGGTTGCTATAGCTGGTGCCAGAACACAACAACAAGCGGAAGTTCATACAGGCCATATCGTGGCTCCCTTGGCGCGCGCGACTGGAGCCACATCTATTCGCACGGTTACCGCTACGATATCGGCTGGCGCCCCGCCCTCCGAGTCCTGAACGCTGCCCCACATATTACCCCGGCCAGTAAAAGTTACGGCGAACTGAACAAACCGATAAACATTGACTACGCCATAAACGATTCCGATGGTGATAAATTCAACATCAGCGTAAAGATCGATGAAACACAAAAGGAATCCTACCAAAGCCAGTCAAACGGAACGTTCTCACTTGTGCTGAGCAAATACTGGCCCGCATTAAGCATTGGAAGCCACACTGTGGCGATTACTGCGACAGACACAAAGAACGCGGCAACAACAGTCACGTACACCTTCACAAAGAAGAATGGCCCTGCTGCTCCGACGATCATATCTCCGGCAAACGGGGAACGCCGGGACAGTGACTTCTATGTAGAATTCAACATCGGAGCAGATTCTGAAGGGGATACACAGACGTTCAAGGTTCAGATGTCCGGGAACTCAGGATTCTCAAACAGCAAGGAATTTACGAGTCTTGAAAAATACGTAGGCGGGCAATGGGTATCTGCAGCATCCGCATCGAACGAAGATGTGGGAACTAAATTCAGAATAAAAGTAACCGGGGCATCCGGAGAAGTATATCTGAGAGTTGTATCAACAGACTCAGGAATCCTTTCCGAAGCAAGAGCAATCCGTATCGGGACTATTCTGGACGTGCAGACACATCCGCAGGAGACTGCTGACAGAGCACAGAAGATGGTTGTTCTTTTAGACCTCGTTGCAGATGACAAGGTTACAAAAGAAATCTGGGTCGCAAACAATGCAAACGATGCTTCTCCGGCCTGGGAGACTTACACTCCGGATTCAGCGGGTAATCATACATTTCAAAACACTGCAAAGGTTGCAGAGAAATGGGCTGTTGCGGCGAGAGTGAAGATTACAGCAAACGACTCAACAGGAGAGATTGCCTTAAGAGCGATCGGGATGGGGGTACTTTAATGCGTGACGTGAAAAAGACCAGAAAAGCAGAAGATGCAGAAAAGCAGATTCAGAATGACAGTGCGATTGGAGAGCTTAGCATTATGTTAGCTCAGATGCAGGAGCAGAACGACAGCGCAATCGGAGAACTTAGTATTATGTTAGCTCAGATTATGGGAGGAACAACAGAATGAAATTTGATGAGAACAGCGGCCTTGTAAAGACCTGGGTAAGATTAGTAGAAAGCAAGCATTATTCAAAAGAACAGGTTCCGAACATCGGAAATCTGAGAGAAGTTGTTTATAAAATTCTGGAGAAAGGAGAAGTTGACAAATGAAGTTTACGAAAAACAGTGGCCTTGTAAAGACATGGGTATCTCTGGTGCTTACTGGAGTATACACAAGAGAACAAGTGCCAAATTTATTTAATCTTCGTGCCGTAGTCGGAGAGTGCCTGGATGCACTGGAAGTAGGATGATGAGTGGCTTGGCTTACCGTGAAGGTGAATGCTATTATTGCGCCAGCGCAAAAAGAAGGTGATATAAAATCATGGATAACATCATAACAGCAACATTTAACGATTACATATATGCGAGAACAACCTCCCTCTGGCAGTATGACTATGGCCAGATGCTGCAGATAGAAGGAATTACTCTTCCTGCAACATTTGAAGTCCACTTTTCTGATCAGGACCAGGAAGGAGAATCTCTGATTCAGATCGGAGCCGTACAAGACAAAACTGCACAGGTACAGATTCCTGACAGTTTCCTCCGGAAGAACGCAGGAGGCAATTACAGTATCTATGCATTCATCTATCTTGCAGATACTGAATCTGGAGAAACAAAATACAAGATCACAATCCCCGTCCGGGCAAGACCAAAGCCAAACACAGATCTTGTAGATACACTGGAGGAAAAGAAATTATTTCGAGAGGCGATCGAAGAAGTAAACAATGCTGCTGATCGGGCAGAGAAAGCCAGCCAGGAAGCAAAAGATTCTGTAGAAGAGGTTTCAGAGAAAAGCGAACAGGCAAAGAAAGAGATAGACGATTATGTGAAAGAAAAACATGAAAGTCTGAAAGGTGATACAGGAAATGTTTTCTTTGCAGCTTTTAAAGTTGTCAAGGGCCGTTTAAAAATGTATTCAGATCCAACTATTGACAAAGTAAATTTTAAACGAATCGGATCACGTTTGAAATACCGGCTGAAAGTTTAAGGAGGTACCGGATGTCAAATACAGTAAATAATTATACAGAAACAGATTTAGGAAATATCTCCTTAAACCCACGAGGAGAATATGATGACTCAGCTGCGTATGAATATCTTGATACAGTTTCATATCGGGGCGGCTCATATTTCTGCCTGGCAGAACTGGAGACAACGATCACCGGAATTGCTCCTGATGCGGGACGCAATTCAGAATATTGGCAGATGATAGCTGCACCCGGAGATATGACACCGGAATACACTGCTGCACATAACGATGTGATTAAAAAAGCCGTACAGGTAGAAACATCCAGAGCAGCAGTAGAGCTGGCACAGCAGGAAATAGAAGCAGTCCAGACAGATGTACAACAGTTACATTCCGATACAGTCCAGGCGGCTCAGGAAGCGGAAAATAGTAAAAATAGCGCTGCGAATTCTGCTCAGAGCGCAGAACAGTCCAGAAAGACAGTATCTGAATCTGAGCAGAATATCAATGGACAGATTGCCGGTTTTGACAGTAGGGTGTCCGAAGCGGTTGAACAGTCGAAAGAAGAGATTAATACTACAAAACAACAGGCAATAAATACAATCACCAAGCAGCAAACTACATCGGTTAATACCGTAAAGACTGAGGGAGAAAAGATCATAACCAGAGTGGGGAATGATGCTAAAACCGTTGCGGATGATAGAGCGACTGTAGAAGAAGCCACCCAAACTGTTTTGAATAATGCTCAGGAAGTAGCACGAAACGCTCAGACTGTTGCCAGTAATACGGAAAATGCTGCTGCATCAGCTGAAAGTGCAAAGACTTCTGCCGACAATGCGGCCCAATCTGCAAAAAGTGTAGAGGATGCATCAAAGCAGATCGAACAGAATAAAAAGGATGTTGATTCACTGAAGGAAGATTTATCAAACAAAATTACAAAGTTCTATGCATCGAATCAGGGTGAAATTCACATCACTGATTCTGACAATGGCAAGATTCAAGATATGATGTTGTATGGAAAGAGCGAGCAGAACCAATACAAAGGGATAAATTTACTTCCTGCTGACATTAGTTATCTCGAAACAATAGAAGTTTTGATTCCAAAAGGAACACACATTTTTTGGGCTACAGACGGTACACCTGCTCTTGGCGGTAATTTCAGGTTCCGTAATGAAGATAGTGCTCAAGAGACATGGTTCGGAGTTGATGCTGGCAAGACTGCAATGACAAGCACGATAAATATTGATGCTAAATATATAGATTTCCTTATTTCCAAAGACCAATCAGTTAAAATATGTTTAGGCATTGGAGATGATCCAGTATATGAACCCTACACAGGCGGTCAGCCATCTCCCTCTCCTGACTATCCACAGGAGATTAAGAGCGTGGTGAATCCAACGGTAAAGATATCAAGTGAAAATGAAACAGAATCTCAGACCGTTACCCTTCCATACACATTGAATGCAATTCCTGTTTCAAGTGACGGTAACGTCACAATTAATGGTCAGCAGTATATTGCGGATTATGCGGATGTGAAACGTGGGAAGTTGGTAAAGATGGTTGATTCTTCTAAGTTAGATAATACACAATCTATTATGGGGAAAACCGAATGGTTGTTAGTAGAGCCACAAGAAATTGACTTAACACAGGAAGAAATGCAGACACTTAAAACGCTTGCGACATATTACCCAACTACAAACATATTTATCAATTCCGAACAGCTTGACGGATATACAGTATTCAACTATCCAATTTCAATGGAGAACGATTGGAACCATGTAAAACAGCAGATTGGTGATATGAGGGAAGATTTTGTAAATTTAAAAGAATATGTAAAAGGTGCAAATCTCCCCGAGACATGGGAACAGGTCGTACTTGCAATCAAATCAAAGCTTTATAAGGAAATGTATGCAGTAGGAGACAAGTTCAGTAACATCTGGAAAGACACGAACAATTCCAATAAGGAATATGACAATCCACTCAGAATCAATCATTTCGAGGACGGATTAGAACTGGAGGACGGAACCACTGTCAATGGAATGTGGCTCCAGACAGTATACGCTCATTTGAAAGGTGTACAGTTCTCGCATCAGCAGGCATTTTATGTTTCTGGTGATGGCATGGTAGCAGGAACCTATTGTGTTGGGTTCGACTATACATGGGGAGACAAAGGATATGTAACTAAAGGAGATTACTGGAACTTTACATTAACCAAGGACGTACCGGCAGGAGGAAGACTTGCAGGATTCTACGGAGCGCCAGATCAGCCGCAGACGAACTGGAGAGTATATGTATATTCGGCAGACGGCAAGACAGTCCTTGAAACAGTTTCCGCTATAAACAAAGGACAGGAAGGAACTCTGTTGGGAGTCATGACCGCATACGGCGACGAAAATCTGAACGGTATCCAGCAGATGGCATATGGCGATAATCGGTACGCCACAAGTGCAATAAGACAGTACCTGAACAGCGATAAGCCAAAAGGCGAATGGTGGACAGCGCAGACCAAGTGGGACATTGCACCAGATCAGTTAAGCCAGATTGACGGCTATCTCTGCGGTATGGATCCAGAACTGCTGGCAGTGCTCAAACCAGTAAAAGTTGTAACATACTGCAACACAGTTACAGCAACCGGACAGAAACAGGTTAAGGACATAACATACGACAAAGTCACCCTGATATCTCTGGAACAGATGTACATAGAACCACAGGCTGCAGGAGAAGGGGAAGCCCATGAATACTACAAAGAACTCAACGGAACGGCTAAAAAATTCCAATGGTGGCAGACATACGAGATTTTGAAAACATTCGCTGTTGAAAATCCAACAAGCCCTCAGTCTGTCCGTCTGCGTTCGGCGTTTCGCGGCGGCGCGTGCAGCGCCTGGTATGTGTACTCCAGCGGCAACGTCTACGGCAGCAACGCCAGCTACGCGATTCGGCCAGCCTCGCTTATGTTCATCGGCGCAGCCCCATCAGATGCCATCTCCGCACCCACGGATGCGGAGAACACTCAGGAGGAGAACACTCAGGAGGCAGTAGCATAATGGCGGTAAATGTAGGACAGAGAAACGTCCCGGATACGCCACAGAATCAGCAATTGCAGGCGTGCACTAAAGCTAAGGAATTGGCATTGCATACGCTTGCGATATGCAAGAATAAGAATGTTTTCACGGAAGATTATAAAAATATCCTGACAGACGATATTGTTGAGACTGCCAAAGATGTTTTTGTATATGCATTTTCAGCAAATGACATCCGGGTTGCAGGTTCAAAGACCAGGTGGACAGAGAGATGTAGATATCAGGAGACTGCAATTGCAAAATGCAAAAAGCTGAAACCGCTGATAAGCCTTGCAAAGTCTGCATTCCATCTCAGAGAAAAGAAGGTAGATTACTGGATCGGAATGTTATTCGAAACAAAGACGCTGCTGGAAAAGTGGCATCAGACAGATGTGAAAAGATACGGTAACTGTTAACGAAGTTTGGGACTAGGCTATACCTCAGAATGTCCGTCTGCGTTCGGCGAATCGCAACAACGCGTACAACACCTGGAATGTGAACTCCAGCGGCAACGTCAACAACAACAACGCCAGCAACGCGAATCGGCCAGCCTCGATTGTTCAAGCAAAAGAACAATAAAGTCTGCGCATAGCGTAGATTGTTTGAAGAAATGAACAAGGAGCCGAAATCCCTGGCTTTATGCCTAAACAACACTGTTCGTGATGCGCGTGACTTCGAGAAGGAGCCTGCCAGCACTATTACACGGCAGAACAAAGATAAATGACATCAAGAGAATACATAATAGCACACGATCAACTATATGATTCCATGACGAAATGCAGATGTTCAGTCATGTGGAAACCGTCCGTTATGTCATTCATACTGAATGATATTGAGAATATAAACCGGATGGAAATACAACTGAATAATGGAACCTGGAAGAACGGGAAACCAAGACCCATCAAGATTACTTACCCAAAGAAAAGAGATGGATTGAGCATATCATTTAAGGATCGCGTATATCAGCGTAGTATTAATGACAATGTACTTTATCCGGAAATGACAAGACATTTCATCTATGACAATTGGGCTTGTCAGACAGGAAAAGGACCAGATAAAGCAAGAAACCGGGTAAAGAAAATGCTCAGGAAATACTATGTAAGTCACGGAACCTCTGAGGGATGGATATTACAGACAGATGTAAAAGGTTATTATCCGAACATGAGCCATGCAGCTGTAAAGAATAATTTCAAAGAATATCTCCCAAAAGATGTACATGAAATGATATGTGATGTCCTGGATACGCAATACAAAGGCGAGACCGGATACAATCCGGGATCACAAATGGTTCAGATCGCAGGGATTTCCCTGTTGGATAAAACAGATCATTACATAAAAGAAGTCCTGCACCAGAAATATTACCTGAGATACATGGACGATTCCATGATGATCGCACAGACGAAAGAAGAACTGGAGTCAGTTCTTGAAAATCTGGAAAGAAAGATGAAAGAAGTAGGATGTATCCTGAATAAGAAGAAAACCAAAATAGTCCCTCTTTCAAAAGGGTTCACATTTCTGGGATTCAAGTACAGGCTGACGGAAACAGGGAAAGTTGTAATGTTGTTGACACCTGAGAATATAAAACATGAGCGCAGGAAGCTGCGCAAAATGGTAGCGAAAACAAAGCGTGGAGGAATGGAACGGTCAAAAGTTGACGAATGTTACAGATCATGGAAAAACCATGCGTCAAAAGGCAATTCGTACATGCTGTTATGGCGTATGGATAAATATTACAAAGAACTATGGAAAGGAGCGAATAAAAATGTTCTTCATAAAAAGGATCCTGTCTATCAGACAGGAAAAGGAAATGGAAATCCTCAAGGCAAAAGTGGAAAAACAGCGTGAAACAATTGAAAATCAGAAGGTAACAATCCAGTATCTGGCAGCAATGACAGATGTTTATATTCCGGAAGAGGAGGAAGAGGAAGATGTACAGAATTTTATTGAAAATGAAGAAAATGTATAACCACGAAGGCTGGCTGAAAATGGTAGAGCAGGCAAAGGAACGCGGAAAACTCACAGATAAAGAGTACCAGGAACTCATTTCTTTACCAGAGGAGAATAAATGACAAAATTACAAATCATAAGCAAACTCTGGTCCATCATCTTTGATTTGGTTCTGCTTGCAAACGGTCAGAGCGATAAAACTCTGCAGGAGATTGAAAAGGACATTGATCTTGTAGAATTTAATTGCCGTAAATACGCGGATGCTGACGATGATGAACTGCCAGAGAATATAAGAGCGGAGCCGCTGAAAGACATATTACCGTTTTAAAATTGTGCCGGCGCAAACCGGAGAAAGAGTGAAACAGTGAAAGAAATACTCATGCAGACATATACTATTGTATTACCGGTTCTTTTAGGGTATATCGTCTGGATCTTGAAGAACCAGAAAAAAGACCGGGATGCAAATAGTAAGGGGACTATGCTCCTGCTCCGCGTGCAGATGATAGAGTATCACGCAAAGTACACAAAGTTCGGAAACATTCCATCGTATGCATACCAGAACTTCTGTGAAATGTACGACGCCTATCATGTGTTAGGCGGGAATGGTATGGTGACCAAAATGAAGCAGGAAATTGATGAATTACATATCAAACAAAAAGGAGAATGACTATGGAACAGATCATTAACTATGTAAAACCGGAACTCATCGTAGTAGCAATTGCCTTATATTTTGTAGGCATGGCACTCAAACAGGCACAGGCAGTAAAAGATAAGTATATCCCGCTTATCCTTGGCGGAATCAGCATTGCAATCTGCACGATCTATGTGTTTGCCACCTGCACCTGCGGTACCGGACAGGATATTGCAATGGCAATCTTTACAGCAATCACACAGGGAATCCTGATTGCTGGTCTTTCTACATATGTGAACCAGATTGTAAAACAGGCAAATAAAGACGAATAGGGGATGAGAAACCATCCCTTTTCTCCCTATGAAAGGAGACGGACATGGAAATAAAAGGAATAGACGTTTCGGCATGGCAGGGAGCAATCGACTGGGATACCGTAGCAAACTACGGAATGGACTTTGCAATACTCCGGATCACAGAAGCCGGAAACGTGATTGATAGCTGCTTTGAGAAAAATTACTCCGGATGTCAGAAACATAACATTCCAACCGGAGCATATAAATACAGTTATGCCATGACAGTTGCGGAGATACAGAGCGAAGCCAGAAAAGTAGTGGAAGTTTTGAACGGGCGAAAACTGCAGTATCCGGTCTGGCTGGATTTGGAATGGAATAATCAGAGAAGCCTCGGAGCTGAACAGATCCATAAATTGGCAGAAGCATTCGAAAAGATTATCACGGCAGCGGGATATAAATTTGGTATTTATTGCAATGTGGACTGGTACCTGAATGTAATTTGTAGCCATCTGAAAAAATATGATTTCTGGATCGCACGTTATCCGGCATCAGATAACGGTACCTTACAGGAACGACTCCGGCCGGACTTTGGTGTGGGCTGGCAGTATTCCAGTAAAGCAAAGATACCTGGCATCAGCG